GTCCTTTTTTTTCTTCCTGTTTTCCTTCCATTTATTAATCTTGCCTTGTAGGAATTTGGTAAGTTTCTTCTTTATTTGATCAAAGAATGGGGTGGCTAGTGTTGTAGTAGCTACAGCAGCCACCGCTGCATATGTAGCAGTTGTAACAACCTCTGCAGTGGGTAAAGGCATCTGTATATCAAGTACAGGTATCTTCATACTTGGTGCAGTAGGTTGCTCAGTTGTCTCCTTAGTCTCAGCCTTTGTCTCTTCAGGAGCCTCTAGATCAGCCGGAGGTATCACCATGGGGCGATACGATGGTATACGGGCTGAAGGGGGCTTCAGATCGATCCTGGGCAGGTCTAGGGGCTTAGGAAGGTTAGGGGTTGGGATAAGGAGGGACATTACAGAGCTGCTATCTTGGATTTACCAGAGGTAACTGCTGCATCTTGTGCAGTAAAACTTTCACTTGTCCAGATAGATGTTGTACCATCTTCCTTCTTATATGCTTTGATAATTTCAAGATGATCTACATTTTTTTGTAGTATATCTTTCCATTCAGCGTCTGTTTTACCAATCTGTTTATCACCATTGATAAGTGTTACGCTATCACCTGCAGCTGTAAAGATTGCTGCTACTTCATCTGCTGTTTTTTCAGCCATTTAATTTTTCCTCTAATTGGGTTACTTTTGTTGATAGTTCTTTTACTGCGTTTACAAGCATTGGTATCATTGATTCTTGTGATACAGTAAGATTATCTGGATCAGTTGTATCAACTATTCCAGTATATTTAACATTTGCCTCGTCTAATACTGTTTGTACTTCTTGAGCAATAAAACCAGATTTTATTAATATATCTGGATTATCTTTCGAATCAACAGGGAATCTAGTTTCATCTCTGAAATCCCAACGGAATTTACGTGGCGTTATTTTTTTAATAAAGTCCAAACCTAAGTCAAGATCAACTATATCTGTTTTATCTCTACCATCAGAACTAAATGACCAACCAGAACTAGAAGGTCCATAGGATGCAATGATATTACCTTGGTAAATCCTTACGAAATTATTTCCATTACCACCATTAAGATTCGCACCTAGATAAAGATTTGCCTGTCCATCTGTCACACCTTTACAGTTATATCCAATAGCTACGCTGTTATAGCCTGTGGTTACAGTGTCATTCGCATTATAACCTATAGAAACATTAGAATTACCTGTGGTTGATGTACCTTGAGCACCTTTACCAAGAACAACATTATAACCACCAGTAGTACAAGCATCTAAAGCTTCCAAACCAATAGCAATATTATTATCAGCAGTTGTAGCTGACAGTAAAGCTTGTTTACCAATGGCAACGTTATAATCACCAGTAGTATTGGTATATAAAGCCATATAACCTAAAGCATTGTTATACTCAGCTTCAGTAGATGAGTACATAGCATCAGCACCAATAGCTGTGTTTTGATCTCCTATTGTAAGATTCGTTAAAGCTCTATAACCAACGGCTGTATTATTACCAGCTTCATTGTTCAATAATGCAGATTTACCTACGGCTGTATTATTAGCTCCTGTTACGTTATCACGTAAAGCAGCGTTTCCAACAGCAGTGTTATTTCCTCCAGTAGTATTTGAAAGTAATGCTCTCTGTCCAATACCAGTATTCTGACCTGCGGTTGTGTTTGCTTTTAATGCCTGATCACCAACAGCTGTGTTCTCACCTCCAGTAGTATTAACATCCATCGCCTGTGTACCAACAGCTACATTGCTTGCTCCTGATGATGTCAATCTCATAGCATTATGTCCGCAAGCAGTATTACTGTTTGCAGTACTGGTTTGTAAAGCTTGAGACCCAACAGCAACATTGCTTGTACCAGTTACATTCGTATTTAATGCGTTATATCCAACTGCAACATTACTGCTGGCAGTAGTATTGTTTCTTAACGCATCGTTACCTACAGCGACACTGTAGCCACCAGTTGTATTCGCTCCTAAAGCACCAGAACCGGCAGCTACGTTAAATGTACCAGTAGTAGTATTTTGACCAGCAGAATAACCTGCACTAGTGTTATAACCACCTGTGGTTGCTTTCTCTCCAGCTTTCCAGCCAACTGCTGTGTTTCCAGTAGCGGTAGTCGAAAGTGATAAACTCAGCTCACCTATGGCAGTATTTAAAGTTCCTGTCGTATTTGCTTCTAATGAACGCTTACCAATAGCCGTATTTTGAGTTCCTGTAGTATTCGCTTCTCCTGCTTCACAACCTATAAAAGTGTTATTACCACCTGTTGTAGTTGCTTTACCTGCTTTAAATCCAATAGCAGTGTTTTCTGTTGCAGTTGTGTTTCCTTCTAATGCCATGTTACCCATAGCAACATTGGAATTACCTGATGTATTAGTTATTAGTGATCTATAACCAACGGCTGTATTCTGATCTCCTGTGTTAGCATTTAAAGCACCGTGACCGACAGCAGTATTCTCTCCTGCAGTTGTGGTAGTAGCTAATGCAGAATAACCAACAGCAGTGTTGCTATTAGCAGTTGTGTTTGCCGCTAATGAATAAGCACCAATAGCAATATTTTCATTTCCTGTTGTGTTTGCAGTTAATGCGTCATACCCAACAGCAACATGCCTATATCCTGTTGTATTAGCATCTGCAGCATTTGCACCCATAGCAACGTTCACTGATCCTGTTGTATTTAGCTTTAATGCTCCATTACCTACAGCAGTGTTATTATCAGCTGTTGTGTTTGCTTGTAATGCCTGTCTACCTACAGCAGTATTATTTGCACCTGTTGTATTTATACCTAATGATGCACTACCGACACTAGTATTATCTGCACCTGTTGTTACATTTGCTGATGCCTCATATCCTATTGCAGTATTATGATTTGCAGTAGTTGCATCAAAAAGAGAAAGACCACCAACAGCAGTATTATAAGTACCTGTTGTGTTTTTTGCAAGAGATGAAGTACCTACAGCGGTGTTGAGATTTGCTGTTGTGTTTGCTTGTAAAGCAGCGTGTCCTATAGCAACATTTTCAGTTCCAGTTGTGTTAACTTTTAATGATTCAAAACCAGCAGCAATATTTTGACTTCCTGTTGTGTTAGCACTTAAAGAACGTGAACCTATTGCTACGTTATGATCTGAAGTGGTGGTAGCATCTAAAGCATTTTGACCTAAAGCAGTATTGTAATCTCCAGTTGTTATTGCAGTACCTGCATTTCCACCAATCAGAGTATTATTAGTTGCATTTGTTCCATCAAAACTATTTCCTGCATCCGTACCAGCTACAGTATTACCTTGTCCATCACTTGTTACACCTGCATTTACTGTACCCCAACTTAACTGAGCACTACCATTTGTTGTAAGGAATTGACCAGAAGAGCCATCGGCTTGTGGATATTTAAGACCATCTATTACTACATCACCAGTACCATTAGGTGTAAGTTCTATATCTTCATTTGCTCCAGATTTAACTGTTATATTACCTGAAGTTCCTGCTGGCTCAAGTTTTATATGAGCACCTGATTGGTGAGTAGTAACTGTATATTCAGAAGATCCTAAACCTAGTTTTACCGAACTACCACCAAAAGATGTTATTCCAGTACCATTAGGTATTAACTGAACAGCACCATTAGCACCATTACCTAATTGTATATATGCTCCATTTCCAGGACCAGCATATAATCTCAGATCTTTACCACTTTCGGACTCGATCTGAGAAGAACCAGTACTAGCCTTCTCATTTATTACTAATGATCCTTCATTAGGGTCTATTACTATATTTTGACTAGAGCCAGTAGAAGTAGTAATTGCTTTATCTAGTACATCTAAGTTACCACCAAGTTGAGGTGTAGTATCTTCAACTACATTTGCTATTAAGGTAGAAACATCTTTTCCATCTACATTTCCACTAACAGTAATATTACCTGTAACATCTAATCCATCACTATTGACTTCAAGTTTAGTAGTACCACCAACTGTTACATCAACTTCATCAGCAGCTCCAAAGTAAATACCTGTATTAGTATCTCCAACATTATATAAACTTGGAGCACTTGTACTACCATCAGGAATTCCTACTACACCAGTAAATTCATCACCACTTTTAGCAACTAGGTTACCTGTAGCAGTGACACCACCTTGCCAAGCATTATTCGCAGCATTACGAACTTTTAATTCACTAGCACTTGTATCAAAGTATAAATCACCAGCTGCTAAAGAAGCACCACCTCCATCAGTTGAAGGTGCAGAACTAGCTATTTGATATGTACTAGCAAAATTATTTACACTAGCTATATTAGTTGCTGTTGTATTTACATTAGCAATACTTCCACCAACATTATTTACATTAGTAGCTGCAGCTGCAACAGTTCCTATATTAGTTATAAGATTACTTGTATCAGCAATAGTAGCCATGTCAGCTATAACTGCAGAATCACCTAGCAATGCCATATCAGCGACACAGGCAGTAGTACCTAACAGACTCATGTCTTCGACAATCGCTGTAGTACCTAATATACCCATATCTTCAACAGCTGCTGCTGTACCAAGAATTCCTATTTCTGTAGCTTTACCAGCAACCGTAGTCACTTCAGTAGCTTTAGGAACTTGTCTATGGAATGAATAAGTATGTAATGTAGAAGTTGTTTCTACAATCATTCCAAAAGTAGCAGCATAAGTTGTGCTATTAGCTAGTCCGTTGATAGTTACTGTATTACCAGTACCTGCACCGTTAGCAATCGTTGCCACTCCAGACCCATTTGAGGTAAGGTTACTAGCGAGAGCCTTGATACTAACAAGAGTACCTGCACCATTATTAACGTCAGGGTTAGCAGTGGGAAAAGATGTCTCATTTGCTATTGGTACAAAACCACCTACATCATCTACAAGGTCAACAATCCTCGCATCAATTGCAGAGGTAGTTGCAACTTTATCATCTGCAGCTGTCCAAGTTTCACCTGATTGAATTTCCTCAACAGTACCCTTTCCATAAAATATCTCACCAGCTCTCTTTGCAGAGTAAGTCTTAGTATCACTTGTGGATGTACCCGAAGTAACAACTGCTGTACCACTCATGTCATTGATGACAGGAGATGTAAGAGTTTTATTGGTTAGTGTTTCTGATCCTGTTAATGTAGCTCCTCCTAAAGAGCTAATGTCACTCAATGTTTGATCAGCACTAGCACCAACTTCTATTCCATCTAACTTACTACCATCTGCTGCTACATCTCTACCATCTACAGTACCTGAAACAGCTATGTTTCCTGTAACGGTTGTAGCTCCAGCAGCTAAAGTACCATCTAATGTTGTAGCACCTGTAACATCTAATGTCCCTGGAATATCTACACTACTTGTCCACTCGACATCAGATCCATTAGATGCTGTTTGTAACACCTGTCTTGCAGAACCATCAGCTAATTTATTAACTGCTATCTGTGCTGAAGCGTTAATATCAGCATCTACTACAGTTCCATCTAAAATCTTAGCACTTGTTACAGCTCCAGTGTCTAAATCTTCAGCTAAAATTAGTTGTTCTTGTTGTTCATGTGCAGCAAATAATACTTGTTCAAAGTTATTATTCAAATCTGCAGCTCTGACAGAACTACCTGCAGCAAAGACAGCTTTAGGATCTTCATCACCTGACGTTTTACCAACAGCTGTCTCTCTATAAACTCTAACCTTAGCTAGATTAGCAGGTGCTGTAGTAAATTCTACTCTAGTATTAGCTGTGTTTACAGTATAACCACTTGTTTGAGTAACGCCGTCTACAGAAACTTTAACGTCTGTACTTAATAAAACAGGGAATGTATAAGTAAAGTTTGTGTTACTACCATTCCCTTGTAAATCATCATATGTTGCGGTCATTATGTTTTGTTATTAATTTTGTATGGGTGGTTATCTATTCATTTGTAGGAGGGCAGATGTTTCTTTTTTTCTTTGGTTAATTACTGATTTTCTCTTCCTTTCTTCTTCTATCATCTGTTGTACTCTTGGATCCTGTTTCATCATTCCCCAAGCTTTTTTCCGTGCTTGTTTAAACAATCTATCAATCATGATATTATGTCTATAAGCTTTTCTTGCATCTATACCTCTATCACCACTTTCTCTATCTCGATTCATTATTTCTATGGATTCAAGTATTGAAGGATCTTTAGCCATTTTATTTAATTCTAATTCTAAATTCTGATCTCCAATGTATTTCTGGAACATTGATCTTAATTGAGGTTGATCAGATAAATCTGTTCCGTCAGGACCGTAGTACGTTGACATTCTTAGATCGTATCCACTCTCAAACAATAACTTTCTACCAGGGCTTTGATCTAGATTCAATTGTACAGGACTAATTGAATTAAACATTCTAGTTACAAAGTCGTGGTCACGTACAGGTTGACCATTAAGTAAGTCATACTTAATAGGTAATGCACCTCCACCAGCTATGTTTTCTGTCATTAAGTTTCTATTCCTTATTGCATCTTGCCACCCTGAATTTAATTCTTTCATATGGGGTGTAAATAACTTACCAACTTCGTTCCGTAGACCCGCTAGTGGTACTTGGTTATTTAAAAGAGATGCAATCATTCTATTCTGTTGCCCAGGTTTACCTGAAAATAAATCAACAAATGACTGTAATGCAGTTAAATATGATTTACTTGTAGCAGCTTGTGCTACTACCATTGATATTTTTAAAAATTGATCCTCTGTCCATTCTTCACCCATTAAATCCATATGATCACCAACATCAGCAATAGCTGCTAATATCTGACCAAATGGTTCAAACGAATCATAACTTATCCAGACATCACCAATCTTAATACTTCTAGGTACATAACCAGCATCCATCCAAACTTGACGTTTCTGTCTATCTGTTGGGCCATTACCTGTAAGACCACCATTTAGGAAGTGCATACCAGCCATAGATATAGTGGCACTACCGATAGCTAATCGACCTTGTTGTAAGGCTTTAGCATTCATCAGTTCTTCAACATTGTTAATACCATATCTATGTACATCAGTTAAATTGTCTGCAGTTGCATGAGCAATATCATTAAACTCTTTAACAAGGAAGTTCAATCCTGGTGTATGTTTAGCTGTTAATGTTAAACCATTTGCTCCCGTCCTTGCGAATAGGAAAAAAGGTCTAGCCCATGGTGTTTGTTCAAATACTGTGTTTAATCCCTTAGCAAATCCTGTAAGATCATTTGTTAATGTAGCTTCTTGTTTTGCAAACATTACTGCATCATCTGTGATATTACCGTCAGCATCCATGATTTGACCCATGAATCTGTTTTCAGCATCCCGTAGTACTTTAGGTTCAATATCCATCCATTTTCCAGATGTATGTGTTTCTAAAGCTTCACGTACTGCTTTTTCTTTAGCTTTTGCTCGGGCTAAAATATAACCAAAAGTATCATCAGTTGCAGCCATTACTTTGGTAGAATAAGTTAAGTACTTATTATCATTCAACTGTCTAGCCATATTAGCCATTCTATATGCAGCTTGATCCATCTTTGTAGCTCTTCCACTATTCTCAGCCCAATCACCATATACAGCCCACTGTTGATCACCTTTACTATATTCCATAAAGCGTGACTTAACTGTTGCTACATCACCAGCCCAATATGCATTCAATCTAGTTTTAAATACTTCAAATGCTTCTGGGATAGATTCTCTTATAGCATTAACTGATGCTAAAGAAGCTCTTAATGTAGCTACATCACCTGTAAATGGTAACCTCACACCAGCACCAATTGCCGTAGCTAAAGGTCTTAAGAAGGTTGCTGTAGATGTACCCATGATAGCTCTTATTGGGGTTTTAGGTCCACTAAGAACACTGTTAATCATAACTTTATGAAGTTCATTTAATAATGCACCAGTCTTTGGTTCACCATTAAAGTCACCACCTTTTAATTTCTTTCTTATCCAGTTATCAAAGTCAGTTAGGTTGTGTATCTCTTTGTTCATAGAGACTACTTCAAATATACCTTTAAATAGATCATCACTAGCGTCTTCACCAGCTACTTTGAAGGCTAATCTGAAGGCATCTATCGATTCACCTACCCTAACACTCATGTTTTGGTCTACATATTCTTTCTGAAGTTTCCTAGCTACCGCTGGATTGGCTGCATTCTCCATTCCAATAGCCCTAAATTCAGGGGATTGGAGTAGTTTAGACCTATTAACCTCTGATACCGTAGTAATCAGCTTGTCATATAAGGCTTTTGCAGGTGCATCAACGTCACCAAGGTCAGCAATATCAGCAATTTCCCTACCAACGTAACCCATATCACGTATTTCACGTAGTAATGAGCCAGTTAAAAGGTCAGCAGCTTCAATATATTTAGTAGTAAACTCTAACATTTCCTCTGGCATACCCTCAAAATGAGGCATAGCGTTCTGATAATACTCTGCTAGGTATTGCTCAGGGGTTTGATCCATTGCTTCTCTACCTAAACCAGTTCTATGGAATGCTTCAATAGCATCTCCAGATTGTTCTCTTAAAGTTGTACCACCAGCTTCTAATAAAGTCCTGTTTTCTGCATATCCAGCATCACTTTTCAATGCTTTATACACATCATCTAAAGCTTGATCACTTAAACCACGGGTTGCAGCGGAAGCTTCAAGGTTAGATGGTGTTGAAACAGAGCCAGGAGATCCTTCTTCGGCTCCCCATTCGTTTCTAATTCTCTTTTGGGCACGTTTTACCTCCATCACATTTTCGGTTGATGTAGGTGCTCCCTGCTGTGAATCAGCGACTGGCTTATTTTTATGTCCTCTGAAATCGTTAGGGCTTTCTAATAATTCTTTCTGACCTTTCTCAAGAACTTGTCCATCAATACTGGTATTTCTAGCTTGTCCTTTGGCAGTAGCTTCAGCCGTAGCATCAATTGTTGTACCATCAGGCATTATTCTTCTAGCACCTTTACCCATGACCATGAATAAGCCATCGGTTAAAGTACCGATACCCATACCTTCTACTACATTTTTAAATGTTTTAACAGCAGGATGATCCCAATCGTTTGTGGTTAAAGGAGTATCTATAAAACCAAATCTATCTCGTAGTATTTGAAGACCGTTAGAATCTTGTGAGTATTTAGAAGTTAAATCGGTAGCAGCACCAACTGCGGCGGCTCTCATCCAATTGTTAGTCATTACACCACCAATAGCAGATACAGCTCTACCAGCTCCTAGTGCAGTAGCACCAGCACCAGCATATGTAGCTGCAGGTACGATAGCAGCTGCCATGGTACCAAAGTGTGTAGCACTTCTTATAAGTCCTCCCCACCAAGTTTTGGTTTCAATAGGATTATTATCATTGGTAAACCAATCATCCCACTCAGTATCATAACCACCTTCGGCATTCTCTTTTTCCATCTCCCCGTTTATCATATCCAATACCCTTTCAGGTGCTGTTACAATAGAGGATCCTGTATCTTGAATACCACCAAGAAAAGCTGATTGAAGTTCTTTAACAACCCCTCCCATACCCCAGTTCTCTTTATTTCTAGGGTCGTCTTGTTCAGCAGCAAATTGTGCATCTATAGCTCCTTGAGCATCAGCTTCAATTTTATTGACACCTTCTCTAAGTTCTTGATCTTGAATAGTTTGTTGAACATCTTCTTGTTGTTCAGCTAAAGCATCTAAATCTACTGCAGCGTTTGAGTAACTATCTGTCATCCTACTGCCCCCATTGGTACGACTAGTCCTGGAGTTATTAGACTTGCATCATTAACATCTACTCCAGTTTCTATGATTTTAGCTCTTTTAGCTTTCTTTTGATTTGAATATTTGAAATTCATATAATTAACAATAGGAGGTTTACCCTCTCTACGTTGTATGTAACTAGGTTTCGGTAATTCTTTACCAGGATTATTTATTTGGTATTGTATATTAGCAATATCCCAGTCAGTTAAATTTGTACTTTTAGCTAGTTCTTTATAATAATATGGTATTTTACTACCATTAGGGTTTGCAGCATAAGCTTCTAAACGTTTATAATGCTTTTCACTTCCTTTTAGTATACCTTCAGAAAGAGCCTCAACTAAGTGTTCACCATTTTTTGCTGAAGTTTTTATAAAATCAAGACCTCTATTAACTTCTTGTTTGAATGTATTAGGAGTCTCCTCTGGTGTTTCCAGTGACCACCGATTCATACGTCTTACTAATTCTGCATCTACAGCGTCATGTAATTTCTTTTGCCAACCCTTTTCGCTTTGATCGAATTCATCGACTAGTTCACCATAAATTGCAGGCCAGGCAGCTTCAGCACGTAGTTTTAATCTTTGATGATTTGGATCTTTATAATCATGATAACCTATAGTTGTATTTAGATGTTCTTGTACCATTGAAGGCACAACAGCTGCATAATACTTTTTAGAGTTACCAGGTATACCTTCACCAGCTGCTGACTTAGCGTAATCAGCCCATTTCTTTCTTAATTTCTCATCAAAAATATGAGAATAATCATCATATGATATTTTTTCTCCTCTAACTTTTTTACCTTCTAATATTTGGTTTATATCTTTATCATCTCTATCTTCTACTGTCATTAGATTTGTTAAATCTGCAGGATATTCTGTAGGTAATTCCCCGAATTCTGCTAGATAAGCTTGATCATAGTGACCTTTAATTTCGACAAGAGTAGCTTCATTTATAAGTCTATTCTCTTCTTCTAGTTTAGTTTTAAGTGTATCTACATAACCTAAATTATAACCTTTTATTTTATCTTCTTTCTTCTTTTGCTTCTTTGCTCTAGCATTATTTATTACAGTACCCCAATCTTCATACTCTTTAAAAACTGTTAGATTTTCAGGTCTGTTATTACCAGTATGATGGAATAGATAATTTTCTAAAGTAGCTTCATTAGGATCTAGATCACCATCTACGATCATTTCTGTGACTATTGCTATTACGTCCTCCCGTAAAGCTTTAGTATCCCCTTTATAATGAGCTAAAGCTTGTGTCTCATACTCATGTATAGCCTTAGCAAATTGTCCATTACCATATTCACCATTAACTCCGAGTTGGAGTTTGAATGTTTCTCTTCTTTCTTGTTTGCGTAAGTCTAAACCTTTTTGTATTTCACCTTGTATTATACCATCAATTTTTTGTTGATAACCATCCCAGAAAACATCTGTAGCAAATTCTTTACGAAAATGACTTATGTCATCAAAACCTTTCTGAACATTGTAGTGTTCAATAAGTTGGTACTTTTCAGCAATCGTTGCGGTTTCCCAAGTTACAATTTTATCTGGTTGACCGTCATCACCTGCAAGAGTTAATTTGAATCTGTGTTGACCATTCTCATCCTTTGAAAGTATTCCATTATCTGGATCCCATAGATGAGTAGGATAGTTATTAACCCATCTTTTCGCTAATGTCTCTTCATGTATCTGAGCTTTCCATCCAGTTATATTATCTAACTCATTAGCAAAATCAACGTTTCTATTTTCTTCAGCTTTAGCAGCGTAGTAAGATAGAAGTGAAGTATCTTGACCTAATGCTTCTCGTTCTTTAACCCATTTAGCTCGATCTTCAAAACTTGCTCCAAGCTTTTGTTGAAGCATAAAGGCTTCATTCTTATAAGCTTTCTGAGCTTTATCTCTTTGATCTTTAAAAGCTGTTGCTGCAGTCTTAGAAAACTTTTCAGCCTTATCAATAACTTTACCCATGATCTCAGCATTAGCAACACGCTGACGATCATTCATTTTTGCTACTTGTTCAGCATCCTCGAACCCCTGGTTTTGTTCAGCATAACGTTGCCCAAGACTAGGTAAATAATCTGCAGGTTTGAGATAGTCAAAGGTATCATATTCACTTTTACTAGCCATGTTTAACTGCCTCTCTGAATGCTACATCAATTTGATGATAATCAACACCAAGGTATCCATTATCCATACGGACAACAGCTGATGGTTTTTTCTTGAATACTTCTTCAGCCATGACACCAATCCATTCTTTGTCATCATCTAAGTATTCAAACTTATAGATGTTATAACCATCAATGGATTGACCAATCTTTTTGATATTCTTTTTAAGTCTAGAGTCAGATCCACCAATACCCATACTAGCCGCAGTTGCAGCTAATCCAAGAGCATCTCCCAAGAGTGCCATACCAACGTTCTGCATAACAGGTGGTGGCGGTGCAACATCTTCAGATGGATTGAATGCTACTTTAGCAAACTCTTTCTCTTGAGCATTAGCAGCTCTTTGTCTAGATAACTTAGTACCTTCAGTAAATGCTTGCGTTGCACGAGTTAAATTCCTCTGCTTTGATGCATAGAATCTACCTAAAGCTCCAGCTTCTAATGTACCCATTCTAGCAATAGATCTTCCTGTTTTACCAGCTGAAAGTAAGTCACCAAACTTACTATTCTGCATAAATTTCATTAATGCTCCCTGGTTTTCACTCCAAGTTTTATCTTTAACTTGATTTAATTTGGTCTGTGCTCTACTATAAGAGGCATTTAAACCTTGGTGAATATTTGAATACGCTCTCTCAAACTGTACTTTAGCTTGGTTATAAATACTAAGCTTCTGCATATGCTTCCGCTCTCGCTTCTGCATTGCATAGTTGAACTGTCTTCTGGCGTTTTTATTGGCTGCTGATGCAGCTGCTGCTCCTGCGCACACGGCAAAACTCGATAAAGGGTAATTGATTAGGACCGTAATTAAGTTCCCGTAGGAATTTAAAGCCTAAAAATTTGAGAAGTTTTAAGTGGACTTTATTTCTTTGATCCACTACATTCCATAGAAGCTTCTCTTCTCTGCTATCGACATAGCGTTTAGCTTCTCTTGCAAATTTAATGGGAGTATCTAAGATAACATCAGTGCATAACATCCATATTCTACCATCGGGTTCTACTCCA